TGCTTATATTGAGCAGGTTGTTGAGGATCGTATTGAGGACAGTGGATCGCGGGTCAACGGCTTTGTTGGTGACATATTGAACTGCGCTTTGTGTGAGATTGATTACGCGGAGCTTGCTTCGCATTATGAGGAGGATGAGTGATGATTCGGGATATTGAGATACGGGCCAAGCGTCCTTCTTTGGAGGAGGCTCAGGCTATTGTTGGTGGTTTGATTGAGATTGTGATCGACGACGGTGAGAAGCAGTTGATTGTGAACGAGGAGGGGTTGTTATTGGGTTTACCGTTTAATGAGACGGCCAGTGGCATGACGGGTCGGCATATAGTGGGTCCAGCGTTACTGCTTACTGGGGAGGCGATGTTAGACTGATGGCATATTTATTTGATCAGGAGATACTGAATATTGGCGTGTACCGAGGGGATTGGAGCACGGATGATGGAACGGTGGTTCCATTTGACAATGGGATTTCGGAATACAGTTCGTCTGTCATTCGGGATCATTTTTGCACGGCGGAAAAGACTGCTCGCATGTTTGGTGGTGATATAAAGTTGTGTGTTTTTGTGGAGTTTTCGGTTGCGGGGATTGCCTCGCATACGGGTTGGAAAAACTTGGAAGATTACAATGACATCACTGACGAGCCGAGGACCAAGCGGTGGCGTGTTGTAGTTGAGCAGCGAAACGTTTTTTACGAGGAGGCTGAAACGGCAGAGGAGGCACGGCGCATTGCTGTAGAAGATCGCATCTGGGATTGTAACCCGAGCGGGGAAGATACTTATGATTTTGAAATTACTGTGGAGGAGGATGCGTCATGCGAGAGTTAAACGGGTGGTATGAGAATGAGTGCGGCGCGGTTCCATTTACGATGCCTGCCAAGACGTTATTGAACGCGGTTGTAAAGATGCGTGAGATGGACGCGGATTTTGGTCACACTGACATGGAGGTGAATTGGGGCACGTTGGAGGATTACGAGGACGTAGGATCGATTATTTATAAATTGTTAGAGGAGGACAAGTGATGAAAGCCAAGATTAAAATTTGGGACGAGGACCGTGCGCCAGTGGCGGAGTTAATTGTTCCCCGTGATGCCTCATACATGTTGAATACGGATGCGTTTGTTGCTCGGTGTTGGGAGGCTGCGGATAAACTGGCGTTGATTCTTACGCCGTCCGACGAGTGGGGCATGGAGATGGTTATTACTTGTGATTTTACGGGGGAGGGTGAGTAATGGGCAAGATTAAGAATCTGTTGATTGAGGCGATGGAGACGCCGATCATGGATGCGTGTTCTGAGTGTGATGGATTGGGTCAGGTATTTTACGAGGTTGCGCGACCGCAAGGTTTTGGTCGTGACGTTGGTTATTTGGACGAGGTCCAAGAGCCATGTAACGAGTGTTCTGGTGACGGTGAGGTGTCGCGGTTGTGTGATTGCGGCGAGGTGGTGACGCTTGGAATGGGTCACGATGCATATATTTGCGAGGAGTGTGCGAATGCTTAATTTATATGACAACAGGGGTGAACGGGTAGGAAACGGTTCATTGACTGAACAGGAGCGTGTTGTGGAGGCGCGTAGGACCAAGGGCCAGACGTATCGGGAGATAGCCGAATACATGGGTCTTAGTTACCAGCGGGTTCAACAGATTGATGTTCGAGTGAAGGCGAAGCGAGAGGGCAAGATTCCTATGTCGAGTGAGAACCGGAGAATTTTATCTGAGGAGGAGGAGATCAAGGTTCGTGATCATCCGCTTCGGGTTCTTCGCAAGCAGATGGGTTATAGTCAAACGTCTATGGCGAAGGCGATCAACAGATCCCAACCTTGGATTACGAAGGTCGAGCATAACAAGTGCAGCGAGAGGTTGCTGCGGGCGTATGTTAAGGAGCTTGCTGCGTATTTCCAGATGGACGAGGGTTTGATGTTGAAAGATACTTTGGATTGGATTTCGTCGGATAAGACTGTGGTTGATGATTTAAGGGGAAACCCCAAGAAAGAAATGCGAGCGGAGCCGCAGCCGCAGGTTGAGGAGGATCCGGACTTTAAATATTTATTTGAGTGTCAGAAAGCGGTGATCGAGGCGCAGCGTCAGACGATGGTTATTCAGCAGCAGCTACTTATGTCCAAGGATTTTTCTCGACCGAAGGTTCCGAGCCAGAAGCGATGGGTGTTTGAGAAACCGCAGGGGGTGGTGTTGCGTGAGTGGCTTCGCAAGAATGGTGTGTCGGCCAATGAGTTTGCAAAGAAGCTGAACATTGCGCAGCCTACGTTGTCGCGTTGGATGTCGGGGAAAGCCTTGCCTACGGTTGACCATGCGGTAGCGATTGAGGCTGCAACGGGTGGCGCTGTATCCTGTGACACATGGAGGAAGCATAGTGGGTGATCAGGATTTAACGAAGTTTCAGGCAGCGCAGTTGCGTTGGCTGAAACGTCAGGTCGATGCGTTGCAGGAGGAGCGTTACCGCAGAGACGCAAGGCCCAATGTGCAGCGTGAATTGTTTGCGGCGCGTGAGGAGTTGGATACTTACGTTAGCAACCTTCGGGAGATTGGTAAGCAGATATGAAAGATGCTCAAATTTTAATAGAACAAATAAAGAAGTTTTCTTTTGCAGTGCAGGAGGAATCTCACTGTTCCTTGAATCATTTCGCAGTCTTTGCCCAGATATGTAAAGACCAGCCTGTAACATTGCACGACCTCCAACAGTCTTTGGGATATCATAAGTCTACAACGTGCAGGTTGGTTCATGCGTTGTCAGATCACCACAGGGGTAAAAGAACCCCCGCTAAACTTGTGGAGGCGACAATGATGTTAGAGGACCGTAGGCACAGGATAATTCGTCTAACGTTAAAGGGTAAGGCTTTGATGGATGAGATGTTCGGGGACGGTCGGACATGAACACATACAAGCGTGATAAGTATGAGGACATTTATCGTCAGGCGTGGTTGGCGCAGAACGTCAAGGACAAGGCGGACAATCCGCGTTGGAATGGTGGGATAAGCAACAGTGCGTTGAACGGGTTCACGAAGCATACGTCTGTGAACAAGGGTGGGCGTCCAAAGTTGGAGTTATCCAAAGTTGCTTCGGTATTAAACAATTTGTTGCATCGGGAGATTAGTTTGAACGATGCTGCGGATATTATGGGCACGACGGTCAAGTCGCTGCGTCAGATTAAATCGAGGTACAATTTACCGAGGAGCGAGGATGGACCCGAGACTGACGAGTATCAAGAAGTTGATTAAGGATTTGAACAAGGAGATTGACGATATTTTGTGGGAGGAGACATCTGACCCGAGGATCGAGGCGCTTGTTGAGGAGTTGGAGTATTTAAAACAGAAGGAGTCAAAAGGAGAATTATATGAGCCAAAGTTTTGAGCAGGGGGCAGAGATGTCTAAGGATGTTAATGAGTTGATCATGTCGTGGCAGTCGCAGGGCTATGATCCGGTTGTGTGTACCTATTCGATCTTGCTGCGGTTTACGGCGATAGCTGCGGGCATGATTGAGGAGGAGGATCTTGGTAAGTTTTTAGATGACGCGAGGAAGAAAGGATTGGAATTACATGAAAAGCAAACGGAAGGTAGCTACTATGCACATTGATACACGCGAGTTAATTATTACGAACATCATTCCTAATGGCGGCGCTGGTTTTGGATTATGTCAGCGGGAGGAGTGCGATATATTTATCAGCAATCATTTGCTCGAAGGAACGGGGATTGATGTTGGAGATATTGTGAAGGCGATTGTTGTTCCTAATAACTTTGGGAATCCGAACACGCCGTACAAGGCCATTCGGATTGATCGGTTGAGGGGTTTTGATTCGGTTATTGAGGACATTGAACCGGAGGTTGAGCCTGAGCCTGACGAGCCAACGTTGCAGGAGCGTGTGTTGGAATTGTTGGAGGGGGATCCGGACGATTACTTTACGGTCAACGAGATCATGGAGGAGTTGGAGTTGGACATTGGTCACAACGAGGTTTTGTATTCGTGTGATGGTTTGCATTCGATAGGATCGATATGCAAGGCTTCGGTCTGGGCTCCGAATTACACGAAGAAAGCTACGTTTAATTTGTATTCGAAGAACATCACGGCGTTTGCGGTGGAATAAAAAAATAGGGAGCCGAGAGGCTCCCTTTTAGTTTATGAGGGCAGATAAGGCCACAGGCGTGGGCCTATCGAGCAGTGATCAGAGTTTATCGGATTCCGGATCTTTTTCAAACTCTTTTTTAATCATGTAGGATATTTGTTTGGACAGGGCGCGGTGCTCTCGCTTCGAGAGTTGTCGCAATCGGTCATGATCCTCGGGAAGAATAGCGACTGTCTTCCACTTCACGTTTTGTGTTTCGTCTAGCATTTGTTTTTTCCTTTGCCTTCTGCTGCTTTCGCAGGGCCTTCTCCCATTTGCGGGAGAGGCAGTGTATCTTTTCCCGTTTCATTATATACTATATAGAAACCTTGCCAAGTCTGGCTTCACGGTTTTTACGACAGCCTTCGTTTTCGTATGTCCAGCTTCGGATTTGTGAGATGTTTTTGCCTGACCATCCATCGGTCAGGGCTTTGGCTACATCCAGATCGAGGCCCGTGAGCCGAGCGATCTCGGCTCCAGCGGTATCTCGGGTACGCATCCCTTTCTTTCGATCCACGATGCATTCGGTTACTTCGGTGGCGTCAAAGTCAGCCATTGTCTTGCCTCTTCTCCTAGTACCTTTGCTCCGATATCGATCTTTGCTCGAAGGGCTTTCACGATTTTCTCATCGATTGTTCCCTCTGATATCAGATCAACGTAGGTCACGTTATTCTTTTGACCAATCCTGTGCGCTCGATCCTCTGATTGGATCCGAGTTTCGAGGTTAAAGTCGTTTGCATAGTACACCACGAGGTTAGCTTCGGTCAATGTGATGCCATATCCTGCGGTTGCGGGGTTCCCGACGAAGTATTTCAGGCGGGAGTGTGGCTTTTGAAAGTCCTCGACGATTCTTTGTCGCTTATCGTCGGATGTATCGCCGTAGTATGCGGCGGCGCATCCTTCGCCGTGGACCTTGTTTAGGTTTTCGACGATCTGTTGGATGTCATGACGGAAGCGTGACCAGATGATTGCCTTGCCATCGTGCTCTTCGATCACTTCGAGCAGCGCATCCATGCGCTTCGAGGGGAATGTAACGGTATGCCCGTCATCTGTTTTTAGATGCCCACACAAAACCTGCTGCAATCTGAGCAGTTGGGTGATGACCATGGGCGCAGTAACGAAGTCCATGTCACCCAATACAACCATAGCATGTTCCTTGATCTGCTGATACATCTTATGCTGGTCCAGGGTGAGTCCGACATACCGGGATGTGTAGATTTTCTCGGGTAGGTCGAGGCAATCTTTTTTTAACACGCGGAACGTGTATCGATCCACTCGGTTATTGAGGTCATCGAGGTTTCGAAAGCCGACGATTTGGTTAAACGCGGCAGCGCCCATCTTAACCTTGTTCATGATGGCGTATCGGCCTTGGAATCCATAGAAACTTTCGAAGCCGAGCAGCCCTTGGCGCAGGAACTCGAACTGCGCGAAGATATCCATGGGGCTTTTTGTAACGGGAGACCCTGTCAAGAGCCTTCTGAACTTGAACCCGTCTGCAATCTTGATTAGGCTCTTGGTGCGTTTGGCCTTGGGGTTTTTAATCGTCGTGCTTTCGTCGATTGCAATCATACCCTTTGGCCCAAACGCACGAGACAACCACTGCCCAGCCTTCTGACCACGGACCGTGGAGAAAGATTCGACGTTCATCACGAAGATGGTCAGGCCCTCGAACTTATCTTTAACGGAGCGCATCTCCTCGGCTTGTTTCTTATTGGGTCCGGACACCCATCGGATGACGCGATGCGGCACTTGCTCGGACATATGCTCTGGGATTTCTTTGGCGACCCAGTTTCGATAGACGCCTTTGGGTGCGATGATCAGAGCGAAATCTATCTGCTCGCTTTGGTACAGCATTCCAAGGTTGTCGATCAGAACTTTTGATTTCCCTGTTCCCATCTCCATAAAGTACCCGAACTCGGGCAGGTTCCATCCAACATGCAGCGCCTCGCTCTGATGCTCGAATGGTTTTGTTTTAAAAAAGTTTGTGTCTGGCATTGCAATCCTCCATAGTGTGTATATATATGTAATCGATACACATGTATCAACCCATCTTAACCTGAAGAGGAGAAACTTTTTGATGGATATCTTTGAAGACATGTTCGACGAGTCCGGTGCGTTGAGCTCAGTCAATACTGAAACCGGAAAAACTCTCAGCAGCTTGGTAAAACAGCTTCGTTCTGTGGAAATGCAGATCGAGGATGCTGAAAACCACCTCAAGGCATTGAAGCAAGAGAAGCACAAGCTCTCTGTGGAAAACATCCCAGCCGTTATGGATGAGATGGGGGTGGAGCGCGTAGACGTAGAGGGCCTGACCGTGGCGCGGAAGATGATGGTACACGCATCTATTCCTGTGGCTCGGAAAGAAGAGGCGTTCGAATGGCTGCGCCAGCATGGTCTTGATGACATAATCAAGAACGATGTAACCTGTTCGTTCGGGAAAGGTCAGGACAATCTCGCTGGAGATGTCGTGGGTTTGCTCGAAGAGCGTGGGTTTGATCCCAAAACCAAGACCCATGTCCACCCGTCCACATTAAAGGCGTTCATCAAGGAACGTGTGACGGATGGCAAACCAATCGACCTCGATATGTTCGGGGCATTTATCGCAAACGCGGCTGAGATACGGAGGAAATCATAATGGGCGTGTCAAAACAAATGCAGATAGAAGAGATGGATCGTATCAGTCGTGAAGAGTACGACGAGGATGGCAATCCCAAAAAACCGGAATTCATCAACGAAGAGTTGATTGAAGTTATCGAAGGTTTGCAGAAGAAATATAATAAGGAGGAAAAGTAATGGGCGCTGTTGCAAAGAAAAAGAAAACGGATGTTTCAACGGATGTAATGGATGACATCTTGGGCATGGCTGGCGAGGGTGCGTCCTTCGATAGTTCCGAGATGCAGATTCCATTCATTCGTGTGCTGCAAGCCCTGTCTCCGCAGTTGAACAAGAAGAAAGCGGAGTACATAGAGGGAGCCGAGCAGGGGGACATGTTCAACAACGTTACCATGCAGTCTTGGGATGGCGAGGACGGGATAAACATCATCCCATGTTTCCAGACCACCAAGTATCTGGAATTCACGCCTCGGGATATGGGCGGCGGGTTTCGTGGCGAGCTTGCCGCGAATGATCCAGCGATTGCGCAGACTACACGAGTGGGATCGAAGGAGCTTTTGTCCAACGGTAACGAGCTTGTGAAGTCGGATCAGCATTACTGCCTTGTGATCGAAGATGACGGGTCTTTCCAGCCTGCGGTTGTGGATATGAAATCCACGCAGCTAAAGGTCAGCCGTCGTTGGAAGACGCAGATTGCAATGCAAAAGGTCAAGCGTCCAGACGGTAGCATGGCTACGCCTCCGGTGTTCGCAACGATCTGGAAGTTGTCTACGGTCGAGGAAAGCAATGACCAAGGAACGTGGAACAACTACCAAGTAGAGAAGGTTGGGTTGGTTGATAACCGAGATCTTCTTATGGAAGCGAAAGCATTCCGAGACTCCATCCAAGCGGGTGAAGTGAAAGCTATGTCAGAAGAGGGAGCAGGCGGGACATCTGCTCCTGTGAAGGATGATGAAATCCCCTTTTGATGTAGCTCGGGGGGAGCGGACGGGACATCTGCTCTCCCCATCATTCGCTTAGGAGTAAAGTATGTCAGCAGCAGAAAGAATGCTGGCGGTTTTTGAGGGATCAGAAAAGGGACATGGCAGGACGAACGTTGGACCAGTGGGTCGCAACGGAAAGACTGAGGCCAAATCTTTTGTTATCCGCGAGCCGCTAACAGTTGAAAAGATGCAAGCGCATATCGGCGGGCAGCAGGGGGTGGGTGCCATCCCGATCAAGGCTGGTAACGTGTGCAAGTTTGGGACGTTGGATATCGATGTCTATGACTTGGACCACGCTGCGCTTAATAAAAAGATTACGCAGTTGAAGCTGCCGTTGTTTCATTGCCGCTCGAAGTCGGGCGGTGCCCATTTGTATTTGTTTTTGGAAGAGTGGGAGCCTGCTTCGATTGTTCGGGAGATCCTCGAAGAGATGGCTGCGGCGCTTGGGCACTCTGGTTGTGAGGTGTTTCCAAAGCAGGATACGATCCTCGATAGCGAGGGGGATCTTGGGAACTTTATAAACCTGCCGTATTTCAATGCGGAAGAAACGATGCGGTACTGCCTCGATAAAAAAAACAAGGCCATGACGTTGCATACGTTCTTGGATCGGGCGGAGAAGGGGCGCATCTCGATGTCCAAGCTATCTGCGTTGCAGTTCGGCGGGGATCGAAAGCATTTCACGGACGGGCCGTACTGCCTCGAAACGATATCGAGCCAAGGTCCAGTGACCGAGTACCGAAACATTACGATGTTTAATGTTGGTGTGTATTGCAGGAACAAATGGCCTGATGATTGGAAGGATCATCACGAGGAGTATAATCGCATATTGTGCGAGCCTCCGCTGCCCGCGGATGAGATGGTGCAGTTGCAAAAGTCTTTGACGCGCAAAGAGTATTACTACCAGTGCGATCAGTGTCCGTTGAAAGATTTCTGTAACAAAAACATATGCCGCAGCAGGCAGTACGGGATTGGCAGCGATGCGCCTGACACACCACAGATCGGCGGGCTTACGATCATGTTGTCTGAGCCTCGGCTGTATTTCATGGATGTAAATGGCAAGCGTGTGGTTCTGGCTACGGATCAGCTACAGCATCCTTCGCTTTGGCAGCGGGCTTGTATGGAGCAGATTGATATGATGCCGCCCACGCCCAAGGCTTCGGATTGGCAGCAGGTTATCAACGGGATGATGGCGACTGCCACGAAGCTCGATGTTCCGGAGGAGTTGACGTTTAGCGGACAGTTCAAGGAGCATCTGCGTTCGTTCTGCACCAGTCGGATCAGGGCCATGTCTCCGGAGGAGATGGAGTTGAACAAGCCGTGGACCGAGAACGGATACACGAAGTTCAAGATCGAGGGGTTGATGGAGTATCTGAAGAACCGTGGGTTTACCCAGTACACGAGGGCGCAGGTACAGGATCACATAAAGAAATTAAACGATACGGATGATTGCTTTGGGCATCACGCGATACGCAGGGAAAACGGGAAGCGCAGCACACTGAGGGTGTGGTGGGTGCCCGCGTTTGATGACTCAGAGGTAGAACTAGAGGAGCCGAATTATGAAATCCCATTCTAACGATACGCTGTTAAAGGTGGACCAAGTAGCCAAGCTGCTGAACGTGTCAGTGTCGGCGGTGTACAAGTGGACGCAGGCGGGGGAGTTTCCTGCGCCATATAAGTTGGGCGATAAGAAGAGATCGTCCTCACGTTGGAGCGAGATTGAGATCTTAACGTGGTTGGAGAATCAGAAAGGACAGACGCATGATCCCGAATTCTGAGTTAATCTTTGGTCCGCCCGGTTGCGGCAAGACATACACGCTGATCCAAGAGGTTGAGGACGAGCTTGCTCGGGGTACGCATCCCAGTCGGATTGGTTACTGTTCGTTTACGAAGAAAGCGGTTCAGGAAGCGGTAACGCGGGCGGGTTCCAAGTTTGGTTTGTCAAGCAAGGAGCTTCCATATTTCCGCACGTTGAACTCGCTTGGGTTTCGCGGGCTTGGTCTGCAAACAACGGACATGATGAGCGCGGAAGACTGGGCCATACTAGGTTTGGATCTCGGCTTGAAGTTTACGGGCACGAGCACCGTGTCGATGGATGATGGGCTTACCATTCCTCCGGGTTTGGAGAAGGGGGATTTGTATGCGCAGCTTCAGATGCGAGCACGGCACCGGATGATTTCCTTGGAGCAGGAGTACAACGAGCATGGCAGTTACGCGCTGAACTTTGCTCAGTTGAAACGGTTCGATGCTGCGTTGGAAAACTACAAGGCGGGCATGAACAAGATGGATTTCGTGGATCAGATCGATAAGTATATCGAAATGGTTGAGCCGCCATACTTGGATTTGTTTATTGTGGACGAAGCACAGGATCTTACGCCGTTGCAGTGGACCATGGTGCGAAAGATTTCGGAGAATTGTGGCCGTGTTATTCTGGCAGGGGACGATGATCAGGCGATCCACAGATGGACGGGGGTTGATGTGGATTTGTTTCTCAACGCTTCGGAAAACCGCCGTGTTCTTACCCAGAGCTATCGTATGCCCAAGCGTGTGCATGATCTTTCGTGGCAGATTGTAAAGCGGATCGAGAACCGGATGCCCAAGCAGTTCAGTCCGACGGATCGAGATGGACAAATTCAGTATTTGTCGAGCAACCACCATCTGGACTTGACCCAAGGTTCGTGGACCTTGATGACTCGCACAAACAAGAAGATGCATGACTGGGCCCACGAGCTCCGCAGAGACGGGTTTCTATACTCTACCAAGGGAAGGTCCAGCGTTAGTGAAAAGCTAGCCTCAGTGATCTCCTCATGGCGCACGTTGCAGCAGGGTGAGGCTCTGCCGCACCGACTGGTTTGCCAGTTGTATGATAACGTCCCAAAGCAGGGGGACTATGCGGTTGTGAAGCGAGGTTCGAAGAAGCTGCTTGAAGCGGCCAGTCCGGACGCGATGTTGACCTATGACATGTTGGTTGCGGAGTTCGGTATGAAGGCTCCGCTGGAGCGTGAGGCGTTTGATGTGGCGAACATGGGCAAGGACATGCGAAACTACATTAGGGCCATTGAGCGGCGCGGAGAGGACATCCTAGCCACGCCTCGGCTAAAGGTGTCCACGTTCCACGGGATGAAAGGCGGCGAGGATGATAACTGCGCCGTGTCTTTGGGCAGCACATGGGCTTGTGTGAATACGGATTTTCCGGATGACGAGCACCGAGCCATGTACGTTGGTATAACCAGAACGAAGAATCGGTTGTGCATAATCGATTCCGACGAAAGGCATAGGTACGATCTATGAACTGCTGGCATTGTAGAACAGAATTAATCTGGGGCGGCGATCACGACGTTGAGGATAACGAAGAGTTTTCAATGGAAACAAATCTATCGTGTCCTGAGTGCGGAAGTTTTGTTTTAGTTTATTATCCAAGGGAGGATTCCGATGAAGAGAGATGAAGATTTTAATTTAAAGGTAACTGTTCGCAATGGGAGGTTACTTCGTGCGATCCGTAAGCGTTATTCTTCTGTTGCGGACATGTGCCGAAAGATGGGTCGTTCGGATCAGACGGTAAATAAGTTAATTACGATGAAGGCTGTTCCGTATAATTCGAAGGGTTGGACGGATTTAGCTTTGGATATTGCGGGGATGGTTGCCCGGGATCCGGAGGATTTGTGGCCGGATCATATGCGTGAGCTTCGTTTGAGGAAATCGACATCTGAGGTTAATCTTGATTTGGACGACGTAAAGAAGTTAGTTCAGGAGGGTTCGTCAGAAAAGACTATATCGCAATTAAGTGCATTAAGTCAGTTTTCCAAGAACCTAACTCATCGGGAGCGGGATGTTTTAGCTCGGCGGTTTGCGCATGACCAGAGTTTGGATGAGTGCGCTGCATCTTTGAGAGTTTCCCGGGAGCGGGTTCGTCAGATAGAGGCTAAGGCTTTTCGGAAGATGCGCAAGGTTGCGTCTAATTTGGGGTATATGGATGTTAAGAACCCTAAGTGGGACCCGTATGATTGGGAAACGGGGAGGGCTCGCCGCTGGCGGCTTAAATTATGTCTTAAATCCCGTGGTCAAGATTTATTGGAGGATTGAGCGTGGCCCGGATTGGAACACTGTGATGAATGTAAATATTAAATTAAACAGGAAAAGTGATGAAACGAGATGAAGTTTTAAATAAGGCGAAGGAACTGATCAACGGTCAGAGGGCCAAGGATTATGGTGACGCATACGATAACTTCACGCGGATTGCTGATGGTTGGAATCTTATTGTGAAGGAAGCGCAGTGCACCAACGGGTACATCACGCCGCAGCATGTTGCTTTGATGCTCGACTGGATGAAAACAGCGAGGCTGCTGCACAAATTGGATTCAGCAGATGGATGGGTGGATAAGGTTGGCTATAGCGCGTTGGGCTCTGAGTGCGGGGATCGTGAAAACGAAATACAAGAGAGATTAAACTTGTTTCTTGGAAAGGTTCCAAATGGCAATGGCAAGGGATAGAAAAGACAAGAAGACTGTGGATCTGGTTGCTCGCATGGAGCTAGGTGAAAGCCTTGATCCGGATTGGAACATTCCATCCGAGTACCCTGACCTGCGGGGCTACAAGTCTATCGCTGTGGATCTGGAAACAAGAGATCCAAACATTCAAACCTTGGGTCCGGGCTGGGCCCGCAACGATGGCAACATCGTGGGGATTGCCGTGGCTGCGGGGGATTACAAGGGATACTTTCCGATCCGCCACCAGAACGGGCACAATCTCGATCCGGACATGACCATGCGCTGGTTTAAAAAGCAGATGGCAACTCCGGACATCCAGAAGGTTATGCACAACGCGACCTACGATGCGGGTTGGCTGCGGGCCGAGGGGGTCGAGGTGCAAGGAAAGCTGATCGATACGATGATTGCTGCGCCTCTGGTAAACGAGAACAGGTTTTCCTACAGCCTCAACAATCTGGGCCGTGATTATATCGACATGCGCAAGGACGAGCGAATGCTGCGGGCTGCGGCCAAGGACTGGGGTATTGATCCCAAGGCCGACATGTGGAAGCTGCCTCCCAAGTTTGTTGGTGCGTATGCCGAGCAGGACGCTTTGATGACGCTCAAACTCTGGGAGTATCTTCAGATCGAACTCAGCAAGGATGAGCTCGGTCATATCTTCGAGCTTGAAACCAGCCTGATTCCTATGATGCTGGACATGCGAGCCAAGGGTGTGCGCGTGGATTTGGACAAAGCCGCTCGGGTTAAGAAGGATCTGGAAGGGAAAGCCAAGCAGGTCCACAAGAATATCAAAGACAAGACAGGCGTAGACATCCAGCCGTGGGCCTCGGCCTCAGTCCAGAAGATGTTCGAGGCGTTAAACTTGCAATACCCAACAACGGACGCGGGCGCTCCGTCCTTTACCAAGCAGTATCTGTCCGCCCATCCGCATGAAATGTGCCAGCAACTGGTGCGCTTGCGTGAATTGGACAAGGCCAGTAGCACGTTTGTCGAAAGCATCCTGCGCCACGAGCACAAAGGCCGCATCCATTGCGAGTTCCACCAGCTTCGCTCCGATGACGGAGGCACTGTGACCGGACGGTTTTCTTCTTCGAACCCCAACCTCCAGCAAATCCCGGCGCGGGATCCGGAAATCAAGGCTGCAATTCGCGGCTTGTTTATTCCAGAAGAAGGAGAGAAGTGGGGATCGTTTGACTACGCCAGTCAGGAGCCTCGGCTCTTGGTTCACTTTGCGGCGTCCATGCCTGACAATCTGCGCCACCCTATGGTCGATACGATTGTCGAAGAGTACCATAAGGGCGATGTCGATCTGCACCAGATGGTAGCAGACATGGCAGGAATCAGCCGCAAGGAAGCAAAGACCGTGAACCTTGGGATTATGTACGGCATGGGGGTGGGCAAACTTGCCAACCAGCTATCGATTACAGACGATGAGGCCAAGCAATTATTGGAAACGCACCGCCAGAAGGTGCCGTTTGTTAAACAGCTTGCCAGTATTGCTACGCAGCAGGGCAGCACGAAGGGTCAGATACGCACTCTGCTGGGCCGTAAGTGCAGGTTCCACCTGTGGGAGCCTAGATCATTCGGGTACAACAAAGCCTATCCTCACGAACAAGCACTGGAGAAGTACGGCATAGGTATACGCAGGGCGTTTACCTACAAGGCGCTGAACAAGCTGATCCAAGGCTCCGCCGCCGATCAAACCAAGCAGGCCATGGCCGACTGCTACAAGGAAGGATTGCTTCCGCTGCTCACGGTGCATGACGAACTCTGCTTTTCTATTGAAAGCGATGAGCAAGCTGCGCGGATCAAGGACATTATGGAGAACGGCCTGAACGATGTACTGCTTGTTCCATCCAGAGTGGATCAGGAGCTAGGGGATAACTGGGGCGAGGTGGGTTAGTTACCTATACCCAGTCTCTGTGCGATCTGTAGATTCTTCATGGCGTCTATTGGGTTAGATCCCATGAGCGCGGCCAGAGTTCCTTGGTCCCGTTCTTGTGTGGGGGATGAGTCCTGTGGAACTATTGGTGCAGTAACAGGAGCGGCAACTTCAGGCTGCGGTGCTACAACAGGTTCCGGTTGCGGCTGGAAGAAATCAACAACAGGCGCTGCTAATCCCGCTAATCCGCTATTCGCTTGCTCTGTTTCCGCAGCTTTCCGCAGTCTGCGCTCTTCGAGTCGAGCATCCCGCTCCTCTTTAAACAACACAGGCGACAGCTTCTCACCACGACGATCATTGGATAGGGTGTTGAGTTCCCCCCAAGGACGCTCGTTAACAAGGAAGTTCTTGTCTTCGTTGCGCATTTCCCGTTTGGTTTCCTTAATCACCTCTTTAGATGCCAGACCGGGCCAGAACTCCCCGCGCATAATCGCTGCAATCTCTGCGCCGCCAAGGTTCGCTGCCTTGAGTTGCGATCTAATCACATCGTCGGGCGTATCCATGGCCCGAGCAGCCTCAACATAGTAATTAAGTTGGCTCTGAGCGCGATACAAACCATCGAGGTATTTGTTCCAAGCACTAAGAACATCTTCGGGCGTAGCATCCGCACGTTTAATGGTGCGTGTAGCTTCGCCCTTGGCAGGATTACGAAGGGAGGTGTACTCCGCTCCTCGGAATGTAAAGTCGGTGCGGTTGTTGATTACAATCGGAGTAATACCAGTAAGCACTCGAGCTAATTCTTCGTTGGTAGAATACTGTTGACCCCGGGTTCCGGGCTCTCCTGTGATGGCTCGTGTTAAACGACCCGGCTGCAACTCGCCGCCCCGTTCTTCCACTGCCATACGAGCATAGCCCGGAATGTATGTGCCGAACAAATGGGTCATGCTTTTCGCCATCTGATCCCCGACGCTTTCATCCTTGGAATAAATCCCAGCACCCGTCTGTGTTTCACCGCCACGACCAATCCACGAGGACGGCAATACGTTAATCACCCGCTCGGCAAACAAAGATTCGCCAACAAACGGCTCGAAGTATCCTTTGACCCCGGCCCATGCGCCGTTCAGAATCTGATCGGCTTCGCTCTTGTTTAGTTCCCCGCGCTGATTGTATGTGCGGATGGCATCGAGTGCAGGCTCCCGAACAAAACTATGAGGGAAGATGTAGCTCATGTTGAACAGTTCCATCTTACCGCGCTTGTCGTTGCTCAACACGCCAAGATCACTGCCGTCGTAGAAGTCTGCGGCCTGCGCTCTTGCTGCGGCCATCTCTTCTTCCGAGGTCCCAGTTGCGAGCATCGAGGCTTTGGTAATTGCAGCGGGCGCAGCGTTGGATATGGCAACGTAGGACAGGAGGCGTTTGGACCCCATGCCTCGAACCTGACGAGCAAAGGCTCGGGCCGCTGCTTCGTCTCCTTTAAACGCCGCAACCAAGTTGTCCATCACTCTTTGGTCTGTACCAAACGCCAGTTCATCGAGCCCACGTTTAAGGGTATTGACCGAGTTACGAATGTTTTCAGAAGCAAACGAGGTGAAAGCACCGAAGACCGGAATAGCATCCAGTTTCTTCACGGCTTTGCCTACCCGTGAGTACACGGGCATCAGGTCCTTGACTGTGTCTCCCGCCATCGTAAGCAGGAAGTTGGACGGGGTGTTTTCGAGAGAGACAGATGCCCCGCGTTTTGCTAAACCAGCATCCATCATCGCGTCTCTGAACGCCTCGAAGTCAAAATTCTCTAAGTTGTTTACGTCACGACCCGCTTTGCCCAGCGCAGTTGCCATCTTGCCCTGTTCCGAGAACACTCCAAGCAGTTTGAAGAACGAGTCGGAATCGCCGTACAGCTTTTCCAACGACCCCATAAACGGGATGTAGCTGGTGGTTGTGTCGAAGAAGTTCTGAAACTTTTCGGAGGTAGCAAACTCTTTGGACATGTCTTTAAAGTTGCGCAAGGCACTGGTCACAAGGTTTGTTTCCATTACACCCAAAGTTCCGAGCTCACGAGACAGACGATTAAACGCCTCGTCGTTCATGTCGGCAACGTTTGAAGCCACAACCCTAAACGCATCTACCATATCACCCCGGTTTGGCAGCATATCTCCCTGCGCCAGAGCGATTTGGTTGCCAAAGATGTTTCGAACTTGAGAGATCGGATTGGCAACAACCGTCATTCGTTGCGCTTGACCCTTGAGAATAGCACCAATCGCCCCAAGCTGGCCGATCTCATCCGCCTGCAATCGAGCGGGCGTCATTAGCGCATCCGCTGCGGCGGGGGAAACATACATGCTGGTGATGTCCCCGAACGCACCCACGACAGATGGATCCTCTGAAACTTCAGACAGTCTTTTATACCCCTTTTGCTCTAAGAGTTTAATGAGCTCAAGTTCCTCGTCACGGCCTCCTCCCTCACGGGTGTAGGCCGGACGGCTCATGTCTTTAGGTGTAAAGCCCTGCGCCGCTGCTTGATCCGGACTATCGAAGGTGTCCTTTAATCGAGTGTCCAGTGGATCTTTCACGATAGCAGGAAGATCAGCGCCAGTTTTTACTGCTTGAACCACGGCCCGAGGAGCAACGGCCACATTATCGGCCAGCCCACGATACAGTTTCATAGCCGCCAGAGACTGTGATGTATCACTGATTGTACGGAAGAACATCTTCTGTGGATCACGAACCTCGCCCATTAGCTCCCGAGTGGAGGGCAACTGATCGAGCTCCTTGACCCGGGTGATAAAGATGTCATCAGCTATGCTGATCTCACGGCCCGGAAGAACAGCCTTTTGATTTCTGTTTGTTTGAGCAAGAGTTTGACGCTTGGCGTTTAACGCTTGCTGCGGTGTTAACCCGCTGGTGATGTCCAGTTTTAAATAGTCCAACAGTTTTTGTTCTGCGAACTGGTTCAGAACATCCTCTGGAAGCTGAGAAAAGTCCACAGGGGCATTCGGATCAAACGTCCCATCTGGGCGAGGACGGGGCTTAAACAAATCGGGCTGCGCACTGGGTAGCATTTCTCGCATTACATCAGGGGTGATCGGCGCGGCAAACGCCCCCCGAACATACTGCTTCATCTCGTCTAACGCCGCCTGATACTTGGGCCCATCAAAGTCCAATGCGTTGTAGAAGTTTTCCTTGTCATCGTACATATCAAAACGCCGCCGCAAGTATCCAGCTTGTGGGTCTTGAACGTTTTCTTGAATTTGACGAAGCGCCATTTTAAGCGGGCTAGCGTCTGACAGGATAGTCCCCGCAGCCTCCTGCCGAGCTATGATTGTTTCTAACTCTGCTGCAACCTCGTCCTGCATACGAAGGCCGAACTGAAACAGATCATCAAACGCCTTCCCAGCTTTCGCACCGTATTTTTCAGCCATGCGCTCTGTATTGCCAGACAGAAACGAGTTCAAGAAGTCTTCTTTTAACTCTGCCTTTTTTCTTTTGCTGCGATACTTGGGAAGCATTCGAAACATTTTGTTAGTTTTGTTTTCAAACTCTTGAAAGTATTTCACCGCTTGGCGTTCTATACCTGTCACGCTGCCACGAGTGTCCAACATCTCTTCCACAATCTCCGATTGCGCAGTTCCGGTGGGCGAGAACCAATACGCCAGCTTGTCTTTCAACGGGTCTTTAACGTTTCGAATCACCGGAGCTTTGCCCGCGATCTCAGTGGCTTTGTTAAATACGTCCTTTAAACCTTGGGCCAAGAACGAAGATACCTCGGATACTCCGGGCGCAGATCCTACGGCCCGCGCTCCTGCACCTATCAACGGCAAGCCAACATCAATCGTAAGGCTGGCAAGCCCGCCCTCAAAACCCCTGCGGCCTTTGTTTAACAGCCGTGTTGCCGCCAGATCCGAGCCGCCCAGCGCCAGTGTATCTTCTGTTTTTAAAAAGTCGGGGGCAGAGTCAAACGCATCAGAGATTGTTGGACGACCATCGGGTGTAACCAGAGCTTCATAACCGCCAGCGGCAAGGGCCGTGGTTCCAATTAAACCAGCCCGTGTACCAACCAGTTTCTTTCCGGTGTCGGAAGCGCCGAACTTATCGGCGGCTTGAAAGAACTTGCTTTTGGCTTTGGCTTTAGATGCGCCTCGGGCTACCTGACTGGCACGGCCCAACCACCCTGCGATTGGAATAAACCCAAGCCCAAAACCTACAAGCTCCTCGGTGATTTCACCGCCCGTGGTGCGAGGATTGAGATCATACTCTCTACGGAAATTTTCAAAGGCGTCTG